AATTTAGGAAAGTATATTTCCTCTTTTTTTTGTTCTTCCATATTATTTAAATAATATTATACTACTATAAGTGTAACAATGTTAACTGATTGTAATGCTATTATTTGAGGATCTGTAACTAAAGCAGCTGGTAATGTTACTGTAATAGTTTGACTACTTATACTATCAAATACAAAATCACCTAATGTAGCTGTACATTTATTAATATTGATTGTTTCTATCTTAAGACAACCAGAAAAAGTTTGTTCTAATGCTTGAGTTGTACTTGGTAAATTAACATAATTAAGAAGACTGCAGGTTTTAAATGTAAAAGATCCTGTTAATTGTGCTTTAGGTAAATTAACAAAAACAAGAGCACTAAAACCAAAAAAAGTACTATCTCCCACTGATGTAATAATTCCACTAGGATCATTCACACTTATAAGATAATCAGCAGCATTAGGAGTATTAACCCAATTATTAGTTAATCCAACATTAGAACCACCATATAATCTTTGTGTATTACCAATAGTAATTAATGATGTAAAGTTTCCATTAAGATCAGAGTTTGCAAATGAAAGTTTAGTCCAACCTTGAGCAATATCACCCCATATAAATTCTACATAAGGTGGATTATCAATAGCTTCTTGAGCTATTTCTTTATTTATATTTTCTACAGCACAACAAAGTCTCTTCACTTTAGTTGTAAGCCAGTTTAGTCTTCCAAATATATCTGATGATAAAAGCATAGTTATTATGATTTAGGTATGTATTTAGTTATATCAAAAACATCTTCATGTTTAAAAAATCTATCATGATTTACAATCAAATCTGTTGTAGCCACCACACGCTTGTTAAAAACAGCTTGTTCAAGCATTTGAACATCTCTTTTGAGATTTTGAATGTCAGTTTTATCTACATTAGACTGAGCAAGCAACATCTTAACATCATTTCTCATCTCAGTGACATCTCTCCATATAAGAGTGGCCAATATGGTTACTAACACTGGAAATATATACAGCTTTAAAGCATTTCCAACAGAGTTTTTTGGTGTGGGGGTTACACTCATTTCCAAAAAAGATTAAAAAAGTTTACAAAAAATATAAATAATTCAAGAAAAAGCTCTAAATTTGTCGCCCTTTCTCTACAATATAATATACAATTTTTTACACAAACAACCTAAAAATTTATGAATGCAGCAGCGTATAAAAAAAAGGTAGAAAATGACCTTATTAATGATTTTGTTACTAGATTCTATGAAAAAGTAGGGTATTATCCTACAGTGGTTACTAAACATAGAATTACAGATGATGGTATTACTGTATTGACACTTCCAGAACTAGAAAAGTTTTTTGAACCACATCTACCTAAAAAATACAATAAAATAGTAAGATTAGGTGCAAAAGATAGAATAAGAACTATTGTAGAACTTAGATGTATATTTTTCTTTATAGGTAGATCTATGAGATATAATCTTAAACCATTGGGAGATCATTTAGGTGGTAGAGATCACACTACAGTGTTACATGGTATAAGAACATTTAGAAATTTGTATGAAACAGATCCAATTTTTAGGGATAAATACTATTCAATCATTAACCAAATAAAAAAAGACTATGAGCCATCAACTTTGGACGACACTGATCAAACATCAGATAAGCCCAAATCAAATTTACTTTTTAGATTGTTGCAGGGAGAAGATCCAACCTTCGAAGACTTTGATTAACCAATCTGCTGAAAAAAACATATGTGAGATGAAAGGTCTCATAAACGATAAAGGTGTACTCACTCATAAAGCCATGGCCATATTAGATGAATTTGAAATGTTATTGGTTAAAGCTAAGAAAGTGGTAACAACCACAGTGTTAGGTGATGATTTTATAGACAAGATTAATGAGTATAAAGAATATTTTCCAAAGAAACTTCCTACAGGTCCTGGTAGACAGTCTGTAAGAGAGTTAAAACAAAAGTTTGTATGGTTTTTTAAGAACTATCCTGAATATGATTGGGAAGATGTTCTTGAAGCAGCAAATTATTATAGTTATGAACGAAGTAAAGTAAATAATGAATTCATGGCAAATAGTTCTAATTTTATTAAGAAAGATACAATGAGCAAAGAAAGCGTTTCTAAACTTGCTGACTATTGTCAAATGGTTAAAGACGAAATTGAGGAACAAAAAAAATTAAAAAATGACAATAACTGAGAAAACAATTCACCACTTACTACTAGCATTAGTATTTAGTTTTATAAACTGGTTCATCATCAATAAATTGGTGACTCCATTACCATTTATCACTTATTTTATTATAGAAATTATTTTGGCAATATCGCTAAAAATCTTTAAATTTACTATTCAAAAATTAAACCTATCGTAATGAGTGATTCCTCTGAAAGGCCCTATGGGTTTAAGTATCATTGGGAAGTGATACAAAAAAGTATAAAAAATATAGACGATAGACGCAAGGGTAGAATCAAGTCTTTTGTCACTCCATGGAATACCATAAATAATGCAACTGCAGGTGGTATAGAATGGGGGTCTTTAGTTACAATTGGTGCAAGACCAGGTGCAGGTAAAACTATGTTTGTAAGTAATCTTCTTAGAGATTGCAAAGCTCTCAATCCAACACAAGATTTTAACATCTTAGAGTTTCAATTTGAGATGACTAATGAACAATATGGTCAGAGAGAAATTGTTGCTGCTACAGGGTTAGATTATAACAAAGTGTTATCTACTAGAGATCAATTAGATGACTTTAACTTTCAAAGAATACAAACCTATGGTCAAGATTGTAAAAGACTTCATGAGTTAGGTGTGTTTCGTGGTCAGATAAATAAATCTATCACTGCTACTGATTTAGAGAAAGCTGTACATCTTTGGTATAATAAGTTAGGTGGCAAACCACTTATTGTCACTGTTGATCATAGCTGGCTTATTAAGAAAGACAGCACAGAGAGAGAAAAGTTACAAACTCTTTACAACACTGCAGATTCTTTAATACAGCTTAAACAAGATCTTCCTATTATCATCATTATGCTTACACAGCTTAATAGAAACATAGAAGATCCTTTAAGAAAAACTCCAGGTTCTATTCAGAACTATCCCACCAGTAGTGACATATTTGGTGGTGATGCTCTTATGCAAGGCTCAGATATTGTTATGGCTTTATCAAGACCATATACATTTGATATTCCTGCTTATGGCCCTAAGAGTTATGTTGTTACAGAAGATGGAATCTTTGCACATATGCTTAAAGTTAGAAATGGTTCTAACACTGATAAAATCATATTTATGAAAGGTTTGTTTGCAGAACAAAAAATAGTGGAAACAATATCTCCAGGATTTAATATTCAGCCAGGATATACTCCTAGAAATAATAGGAGACCTCAAGCTGATATAGGTAATGAACTTTAAAAATTAAAACTTATGGCAAGTGTAATGGATGGAATGACAGAAAATGAAAAAACTGTCTATAGAAAAATCAAGCTTAAAGAAATGCATGACTTCAATGAAGACTTTATGGATGATCTTGGGCTTATTAAAGCAGACTTCAACATGAAATACCCTTTTAAAAGAGATGGTGTCACTGTTGTAGGGTTGTTTGATAATGAATTTAAAAGACCTAAAGGTTTTTACTTTGAGCTTATCACTAGTGATTTAGATCCTATTGATAGCGAAAGAACTATTTATAGAGTTCCTTACAATGAGTTCTATATGGACGAATTTGAATTGGATGAAAGAAGTAAGTTTTTAGTTCCATTGGAACAATTAAAGAAAATGAATAGACAATCTGCTGCTATTAGTAAAGCGTCTGTTATTGTAGAAAGTGATAGAAGTATAAAAGAAGAAAAATATACACCACCAAAACCACCATTACCTTTTATTGCTGAACCACAACCACCTGTTGTTGTACCAAAGTTAGAAGATGCTCTTTATAGTGAAATGACTATAAGAGATTATATAGCAATTCATACAGGCAGACCTATTAGCAATAAAGTGTGGTTAAACAAAATCGTAAAATCAAAATAAGCATATGGGACAAGGTATCTTAGTCATCGCAGAATCAGGATCTGGTAAATCCACTAGTATAGAAAAACTAGATCCAAAAGAAACATTTATTATTAATGTTGCAAACAAGCCACTTCCATTTAAAGGATGGAAGAAGAAGTACACATTATGGAGTAAGGAAAATCCTGCTGGTAATATGTACGACAAAGCAGGTGCTCAAAACATCGAAGCTGCTATCAAGTATGTAAATGAAAAGCGTCCTGAAATCAAAAACATTATTGTTGATGATTTTCAGTACATGTCTTCATTTGAATTCTTTGACAGAGCTGATGAAAAGGGTTATGAGAAATTTACTCAGATTGGTGGGCACCTAGCTAGAATAGCTAGAATGCCTATTGCATTAAGAGAAGATTTATTTGTATTCTTTCTTACACATGCTGAAGAAGGTACAGATATGGAAGGTAAACGTAAGTTTAAAGCAAAGACTATTGGTAAAATGGTTGATGAAAAGCTTACACTAGAAGGTTTATTTTCTATTGTACTATTTGGTAAAGTGAAGAAGAATAAAGAAGGAGTGATTAGATATGTATTCGAAACTTCAAACAATGGTGAAAATACATGCAAAACTCCTAGAGAAATGTTTTCTACTTTAGAAATAGAAAATGACTTAGCTTTGGTAAAAAAAGCAATAATAGATTTTGAAAATTAGTATATTCGTTAACAATTAAATTAAAAAACATGTTCAGTACAAAAGGACAAGAAGTAAAAGGTGGTGGAGCATCTAAATCTCTCCAACCAGGTGTGGTTAAAGCACACATCGTTAGTGGTCAAGTAAGAACCTCTAACAAAGGCGACAAGAAAGCATTAGAATTGACTTTAGAAGGTCCAGCTATTGCAGATTTTGAAGGTTGGGCTATCGATAAAGATGACCTAGAAGGACCTAAGTTTAAAGGTCAATCATCTAGAGTTATGGCAACTATCTGGACTGATCAATTTAATACCAATGATGTCAATAAAAATGAGATCTTAAACAAGTTATTTGTTATTGGTAAAGAATTAGGATTGAGATCAGCTCTAGATAACATTTCTACACAGCATGAGATCACGTCTATTGAAGACTGGGCTAATCATGCTATTGAACTTATGAAAGGAAACGATATATTTTTCTTTCTTAAAGGTCAAGAAGAAGAATACAATGGTAAAACCATTATTAAACTTTCTTTTCCTAAGTTTAAGTTCTGTAACGCAGTTGAAAGTAAATTAGATACTTTTGATAAAACTAATGTTTGGCATTACAAACCTTTACAGAATACTGCTGTAGATAAGTTTGAGCCAGCAAATGATGATTTCAATATTTAGTCTTTTTGTTTTTTATTTTTTTTCAGATGGAGGGGTGTTTCTACACTCCTCCTTATTTTTGCATAAATATTTTAAATTATGTTCAATACAAAGAATTTAGTACACGATGTAACTGATGTACCAGAAACGTGGATATTTGAAAACTTTTGTAATCTTACAGAAAAGTTATCAGGACAAGATATTAAAATTAAATCTCTCTTTAATCCTAATGATAAGACACCAAGCATGTGCATATACGTAGCAAAGAATGGTGTTTATAAGTTTAAAGATTTCTCTACAGGTAAAGGAGGTGATGCTGTAACTCTTGTCAAAGAACTTTTTCAATTTAATTATCATAAAGCATCTCAAATTATAATAGAAACATACAATGACTATGTTCTTCATAACAATGGAGGACAAGACATTCAGAAGTTTAAACAATCTTCTAAGTATAAAGTGACTAGTTATAAACTTAGAGGATGGAGTACCCAAGATCAATACTTTTGGACTAAGTTCAATATTGGATCTAAACTATTAGAAGCTCATAATGTGAAGCCTCTAGAAAGTTATTGCATGACTAAAGACGATAATGAACTGTGTATAACAGGATTATATCTCTATGGTTATTTTAAAGCAGATGGTACACTATATAAAATCTATCAACCCAAGACTCTTGATAAAAAGTTTATTAAAACTGAAAGTTACATCCAGGGCTGGGAACAATTACAAAATCGTAAGCACTTAGTAATTACATCTAGTTTAAAAGATGTAATGTCTATTAAGTCTCTTAAGATTGATTTAGATGTTATAGCTCCTGATAGTGAGAATACAATGCTTAAACATGATGTTATGGAAGAACTTAGAAATAAATATTCCAAAATCATTGTAATGTTTGATAATGATAATGCTGGTATAAAAGCCATGCAAGATTACAAAGAAAGATATCCTTTTATAGAAATTACTATACTACCTATGAGCAAAGACCCATCAGATAGTATTAAAGATTATGGAGCTGTTGAAGTTAGAAACAGATTAGTTCCTATCTTAGCTAAAAAATTAAATGATGAAAAAGAAAATAGCTAAACCTAGAAAAGGGGCAGCACCAAAAACTAAGAATGCAGGTACTATGACAGATGCTGCTTTCTGGAGTTTTATAAGAAGTGCACTAAGACAGAAGTCTAGATGGTGGAAACCTATAGCCCAAGCTAAAGCAAAAGTTAAAAGGGCTTACAAAGGTCCACTAAAGAGACAGAAGTTTGAGTATCAGTGTGCAGAGTGTTCTCAGTGGTTTCCTGACAAGAAGATCAATGTAGACCACATTATACCAGCTGGTACATTAAGATGTGCCAATGACCTCCCAGGCTTTGTAGAGAGACTATTCTGTGAGATAGACAATCTACAATGTTTATGTAGTGACTGCCATAATAAAAAGACACAATCTGAAAAAGCAAAATGACATCTGATTTAGAACTGATTGAAGCATATAAGAAAGGAAACCAACAATCTTTTACTACACTTTATAAGAGGTATAAAAAGACTGTACTTTCTATTATACGAGAATCTACTAAAGAAGTACAACTAGCTAAAGATTATAATCAAGAAATATGGACACTTGTTGCTACAAAGATTGATAAGTTTATAGATGGTAGTTTTTCAGCTTGGTTACGCACTGTTGCTAAAAACTATTGTATTGATAGACATAGAAGAGCTACTGGTCCTAGAACTATCAAAGAAGAATTGACTGATGACTTTTTATATTTAAGCGATGAATATCAAACTGAAGATGATAATATAGAAAAAGAATTAACCATCATGAGTGAAGGTTTTCAATTTCTAACAGAACTTCAGAAAAAGATATTAGTTCTTAGAATGAATGGTCTTGCTTTTATTGATATAGCTGACAAGCTCAATCTTCCTTTAACTAATGTGTTATCAAATAGTAGATATTTAACCATTAAGCTTAGAAAACATTTTGTTAATTCAGGATACACTTTTAATAAAAAACTACCAATAAAAACAAGAAAGACACAAGATGAAAAAACCACAACCATTAAGTAGAGAGTTTCTTTTAAACAGAGGCTTCTGTTGCAAAAATGGTTGTACAAATTGCCCTTATAATATGCCTGAATTACATGAAACCCTAATGGGTAGAAAACTTATAGAACACACTCTCCCAGAGATTGCTAAACAATTAAAACGTATAGCAGATGTATTAGAAAATAAACATGATCCTGCTGATCAAATAACTTCAGCATTTCAAACTTTTATTAAAAGCTATCCTAATGATGGAGATTTAGGAAAAAACATAAGAAACCTATATGGAAAATAACGAATTAAAAAGTCAGGACAAATTAACTAGTGAAGTTAATAATGACAAAATAAATGTCCACCAACTTATAGAGTTTTTAGAGTATGAAGAAGCATACACTGAAGACAGGCAGACAAAAACAAGAATTACATTACTATTAAAAGAATTGGGAATATGGAGTTAGAAGAATTGATGAATCAATCTATAGAAATACTAGAGAATGACTTTTATGCTAAACCATTTAAGTTTTCTTATAGTAGTTTGAATAAGCTAATGTGGAATCCACAGGCTTTTTATCAGATGTATGTTCTTGGTAATAGAGAAGAGAAGACAGAATCTTATTTGGTTAATGGCAAAATAATACATTGTTTGTTATTAGAACCAGAAAAGTTTAATGAGCAGTTTGTTATTAGTCCAACTAAATTACCAAACGATAGCACAAGATCTGTTGTAGATAGAATCTATCACCATCATGTAGAACTTGCTAAGAATGGTGATCAAAGAACAAGTCTTGTAGAATTTACTGATGCTATATTAGATGTTCTTAAAGACATTGATCTTCATCAAAGTTTAAAGACTGACCAGCAACGTATAGATAGAATATTTACACCTGAATCTGTAGAATATTGGAATTTTCTCAGAACAAGAGATAGTAAAATTCTTATAAATCAAGAGAACTATGACTATTGTAAAACTGGTGTAGATTTAATTAAGTTAAACCCTCAAGTGTGTAACCTTATAGGGTGTAATCTTAATGAGTTTAGCAACAAAGAAGTGTTTAATGAAATTGCTGTTGATGTAGACATGAATGATAAACCATTTGGTCTTAAAGGTATTATTGATAATATAGTAGTTGATCATGATGCTAAGATAATTTACATCAATGATATCAAAACTACTAGCAAGGAACTTAAAGATTTTAATGAGAGCGTAGAATTTTATAATTATTGGATGCAAGCTGCAATTTATTCTACGATTATTGCAATAAAATTCATACATTTAATTGATAAGGGTTATGAACTTAAGTTTCATTTTGTGGTGATAGATAAATCCTATCAAGTATATGCTTTTCCAGTTAGCGAAAATACTTTAAGTAGTTGGTTTAATAGACTAACAGACACTTTAGAAAAAGCTAATTGGCATTATATAAACAAGAGTTATGATCTACCTTATGAATTTGCTACAGGAAAAGTAACTCTCTAAACTAGAGAACATGATTAAACGCATTTACAGTAAATATTTTCAAAAGTCTAAATCTTTTTTATACCCTGCATTGGGTATAAAGAAGAATGACAAGTTTAAACCTACAGGAACCTATCTAGCCATCAAAGGATTGATAGAACCTGAAGATGTTAAATTCATATGTACATTTGAAAATAAGGATACAGAAGCATTTAAATACTTTGAAACTAAAATGTTATTAGAGAATCCATTATTCTCTGAAAAGATAGTAATGGATGACTATAGCATATATGTGTTTGATTATGAGATATATGTGAACGATTGGTTTAATTTTATTTTAGGTAAATATTCTAAACTATCTACAGTTCTTAAAAGAGCTATTAAAACCTACTATGGTGAGAGTAGTTCTGAGTATGACTACATGAATAGTTATATAAACCCAAAAGACTTTTATCAAGTGTATAGTGAACTATTAGATGTAGATGTTGAACATCTTAAATCTATAGGAGAATTATGTAATGCGTGTGATATAGAAAAAGAAACTTTAAAAATTCCTGTAGAATATTTGGAAAATTTAAAAAAATCAGTTTAACTTTACAAAAAACCAAAAGTATGAGTAACATGTTATTAATTACATCAAGCTGGGGACCAGCTAAAACTTTCAAGTTGATCCCTATTGACAAAGATTGTCCATTTAATGAATGTATCTTCGATGTTCAATCAAAAGTGCTAGCCATTATTGGCAAAGAAAGTAAAGAATCTTTTCACATGATTCCTAAACTTACTGACATAGGAGATGTTATGCGTCTTAAAATAGGTAAGAAAGAAGATGGAAAAGACTATGCTGAAGAACGCAAAGCTCTTGTAACTTTCTATGAATATTATATTACAGAAAGACAAGAGATTGTTAACTTCATTTCAATGTTCGCAGCAAATGCTGCTGAATTTGATTACATGCAGTATCTTGATTTAGTAATTCCTAAAGAAGGACCTGTACAGAATAGTATTATTACTTCTGTAGTTTAATTGTTATTCATACTATAATTCAAGGAGGTGCTTTCTAGCACTTCCTTTTTTTATCTTTTTAATTTAAGGGGAAACAGCTTAACTGAATATTATATAAATGACAGAAGAAGTAAAACACTGGGTAATGGATTATGAAACTATATGTAATTGTTTCATAGCAGTATTCGAACATTATAAGACAGATGAAAGAAAGGTGTTCGTTGTTTGCGAACAGCAAAATGACTTTCCAGAGTTTGTCACATTTCTACAAAAATGTGTGACAGAAAATCAATGGCATATTTCATACAATGGACTAAGCTTTGACGCTCAAATATCTCAATACATTCTTGATGTAAAAAATAAATTAGCTGTTCATGATGGTAAAACTATTGCTGAAGCTATTTATAAATTTGCACAAGAGACAATAGACAGATCTGATAAAGGTGAGTTTGCATTATATTCTCCTAATAAACTTAAAATCAGACAGATTGATTTATTCAAGCTTAACCATTGGGATAACAAAGCCAAGATGAGCAGTCTTAAATGGATTCAATATTCCATGGACTGGGAGAATGTAGAAGAGATGCCTCACAAACATAATCAACCTGTGACAGATGCTCACACTTTGAATGAAGTGATTCAGTATTGTATTAATGATGTTAAATCTACTAAACAGATATTAGAGCATTCAAAAGAACAAATAACACTTAGACAAACTCTTACTAAAGAGTATGGAATAGACTTATATTCTGCGTCTGAGCCTCGTATCTCTAAAGAGTTATTTCTTCATTTCTTAAGTAAGAAGTTAAAATGGAATAAATCTGAGATTAAAACCCTTCGTACAAAAAGACCTACTATTAGCTTAAGTGAATGTATACTTCCTTATGTACAATTTAATAGTCCAGAGTTTAATAAAATGCTTGATTATTTTCGCACTAAAGTAATTTCATCTACAAAAGATGGATTTAAATACACTGTGAATTATAAAGGTGTTAAAACAGATTATGGACTAGGTGGTATACATGGTGCAATAGATTCAGGATTGTATGAAGCTCCTCCAGGATGGACTATAATGACGTCTGACGTTGTTAGTTTCTATCCTAATCTTGCTATTAAGAATAAGTTTCATCCAGCTCATATTCCTCAGAAAGAATTCTGTGAACAGTATGAGTGGTTCTTTGATGAAAGAGTTAAGATACCTAAATCAGATCCTAAGAACTATGTGTTTAAGATTATTCTTAACAGTACATATGGTTTGACAGGTGATGAGAATAGTTTCCTGTATGATCCTAAGATGACAATGCAAATTACCATCAATGGTCAATTACTTCTATCAATGCTCTATGAGATGTTGTGTGATAATATACCAGAAGCTAAACCTCTTATGCAAAATACAGATGGTTTGGAGATGATGATTCCTAACGACAAGATAGGTGTGTATATGAAAGTGTGTGAGCAATGGCAGAATCTAACTCAGTTAGCTCTTGAACATGATGAATATTCTAAGATGGTAATAGGTGATGTAAACAATTACATGGCTATTTACAAGAATGGAAAAGTTAAGTGTAAAGGTAGATTTGAGTGGGAAGACTTAGAGAAAAAGAAAGTGGCTATGTTCCATAAGAATAAAAGCTTCTTGATTATTCCCAAGGCTATATATGCTTATTTTGTACATGGTATTATGCCTGAAGATTTCTTAGCTCAGAACCAAAACATCTTTGACTATTGTGGTGGTGTAAAAGCTAAAGGAGCTTGGCACTTTGAAGAAAGACAAATTATTAATGGAAATATTGTAAATAATAAACTACAAAAGATTATTAGATATTATATTTGCAATGATGGTAGTAAACTTGTAAAATGCCACAGTGATGGTAGAGAAATACAAGTGGAGGCAGGACAATGGTTACAAACCACAGTGAATAAACTCACTGCAAACAATAAAAAATTCGAAGAGTATAACATTGATATGGCTTATTATATTGAGAGTATCTATAGAGAAATTACTCAAATACAAAAAGTTAGACCAATGGGGTATTCACAATTATCATTATTTTAAAAAACCAAACATTATGGGTGCAAACACACAATTTGTTACAGAAGACATTATTAGAAATGCAGCTCTCCCAAATCATGGGGGGAGATATGGGATTATTTCCCATGGCTTTGTTATAGACGAAGCTCGTAAAGAGTTAGATGCTCAAGGTTTTAGAATTACAAGAGAGTTGTATAAGACCAATAAAGATGGTCAAGTGGCTCAGGGTATATATCATTTAGATGTAGCTAGTGATCCAGACATGGGACTAATGTTCGCATGGAGTAATTCATACAACAAAAGTATGAAGTTTAAATGTGCTGTAGGAGCTCATGTATTTATATGTATGAATGGTGTAGTGTCTGGTGACATTGCTAACTATTCACGTAAGCATATTGGACAGTCAGCTTTACAAGATGCTGTCAATACAATCAGGTATCAAATAGCAGATGCTTATACACATTACAATCAGCTTATACAAGATAAGAACATGTTAAAGAACATCACTCTTCTTAGAAAAGATCAAGCTTCTATTATAGGAAGATTATTTGCTGACGAAGAGATTCTCACTCCTACACAAACAAGTATTGTAAAGAAAGAGATGTACACTCCTAGTCATAACTACAACTGTAGTAATGATTCAGCATGGGCTTTATACAATCACATCACTCTTGCTTTAAAAGAATCACATCCAGGACTTTACTTAAAAGACCATCAAAAGGTTCATAACTTTTTCATTAATGAGTTTGGTCAATTGATCACTTCTCAAGTTCATCAAGATGAAGATGAAGAAGTGTATGAAGTGAGTAGTCCAGAACCAGTGAGTCCAGCAGGAGCTGATTTTGATATAGATAAAGTGAATGCAGAATTAAATGAATCTGCATATGGCGTAAACTTTTTATAACCCAAAAACCAACAGGGAGTGGTTGCAATTTGTGACCACTCCCTAATTTTTGTTATGTATCAAAGAAAAAATACTATAAAAGGTTGGCTATACCATATTTGGTTAGTAATTTTATCAATAACTAAAAAACCTATAAAATGATCATTGGAATTTCAGGGTACTCTGGGGTTGGAAAAGACACTGTAGGAGCTATTATCCAATACATATTTGCTCACCATAAAGAACCCTTAGTTCTTCCAGTGGAAGAAATGGTTACTAACATGGATGAACATGGTTGGTTTTTAGAAGAACAATCTGGTTGGGAAATTATGAAGTTTGCAGGTAAGTTAAAAGACATAGCTTCTCATCTTACAGGTATAGATATAGAAAAGTTTGAAGACCAAGAGTTTAAAAAAACTTTACTAGGTCCTGAATGGGGAACAGTTGAACATAACCCATTAAACAATATACCTGTATTTGAAGATGTTCAATTTAATAGTTTAATGTCTGTACGAGACTTTTTACAAAAATTAGGTACAGATGCTCTACGTAATGGACTACATGATAATGTATGGGTGAATGCTTTGATGGCTGATTATAAAGGTACAGATTTAGGAGAATGGAAAGGTGAAAAAGTATATAGTGAAAATTTACCTAATTGGATTATCACTGACACTAGATTTCCTAATGAAGCCAAAGCAATTAAAGACAAGGGAGGATTTATTATTCGTATAGATAGACCAGGTGTTAAACCTATTAATAACCATCCTTCTGAAGTTGGACTAGATGATTGGAAGTTTGATTACAGAATAGCTAATGTATCTGATATAGTTTCATTAACAGAAACAGTAAGAAATATTTTAAAACACAATAAATTATTATGAGAATAGGAGACCTTTGTGCTAAGGATGAACATCTAAAGATATATGATCCTAGCAAACAAGAACTTATAAAAGAATGTGACACTTATGTAGATGCTGAGTTGTTTACAGGTATTCCTAATAAAATATTAAGAAACGCAGCTAGATATAAGACTAGAAGATTTTCTCCATTCTTAGATAAAGAAATAGCAATCAGAATTGGACTAAAAAAGAAATAATGAAAAATATAAACTGGAAGACTTTAATTATATATGTAACAGTTGTTGTATTATCTTCTATGTTTTTTCTTTGGTTATTTAGAGTACTCTACTTTATATATTTATTAATTAAAACAATGTTGACAATATGAAAACTTGCCTTTATTTAGATGATGTGAGAACACCTACAGAGACCATCCCAGGGTATCACCCATGGAATGTAGTAAGAAACTACGATGAGTTTGAAAAATGGATAATTGAAAATGGTATACCAGACTTAGTATCTTTTGATCATGACTTAGCTGATGAGCATATAAATGATTATTTTAACCAAGTGGCAACACAAGGATATCAACATCCAGACTATGCTTCTTATAAAGAGAAGACAGGTGTTGATTGTGCTAACTTTTTAGTTCAGTATTGTCAAAAAATGAATGTAGAATTAAAACAATGTTGTGTACACTCACATAATCCTGTGGGTGCTAAAAACATTCAAGACTTTCTCAATGGCTTTAAGAAACACATGGGACAAGTAGAAGATTGTTTTATGATGAAACATCCATTTGAAGTGGAAACAAAGAAAAAAAAGTAGACATATGGATATAAAAATCGAAGCTCTATCTATGGATAGGGCACTACTAGGCTTTTGTTATAACAGAGGCTCTGGTATAATGAAGAAAAAAGATGGAATTGTAAAAGAAGTGACCTTCCATGAATTTGGAATTGGTCTATTGTTTTTACAAATTCACATTACTTTTTATTAAAAAAAGGGGAGAGTATTTCTCCCCTTTTTTTTAAAGTCCTGTTTGTTTCTTATAGTATTCTATTCTATTTATATTACTAAAGAATGGAAGTATTTTAGTTAACTTTAACATGGTTCTTTCATCATCATACATTTCTTTACCATTCTCATCTTCTACACCAGCTAAATGATATCCTACA